ATCTACGGATATGCTTAAGCTCTCTGCATCTTTTACAACCTTTGTTTCTACTGTTTCCGGTGTATCTGTGCTCTTTCTTCCTGTTATGCATACACCGAACTGAATTGTATGCACCGGATTAACGCCAGTAAGAGGTGTTGCCCCTGCATTATATCCAGCTAATTTAGTATTCTGTGCCATACCTTTACCTACCTTTCATAATAAATATCTAATTCTATTACACTCTCAAAGATACCTTTATCATCTGTCCCTACATCCACAGGTCCATCAACCTGCATTTTATTGAATAGCAGCTTTGTATCATTGATTATTTTATTGTTGGTGTCTCTAAGCATATTATAGAGCTGTTCTGCTGCCTTCTCGGTGTCTCTGACACTTGTATTCCAATGAACTAATATACTTATAGACTTAATACGATAAGAGCTGTTATTTAAGCCTCCTACAGCAGTCTGTGGTGGTCTTTGTCTGTTAAGATTATATACTCCTATGCTCTTATCTTTTTTATTGTCAAGCTTGCCGCAATATACATTATTATTGTCTGCAATGCCAAGACCTGCTATATAATCTCTTACATCACCTATTCCTAACATCATAACCCCGCATTCTTCTTGTATAACTTAGCAAACGTATCAGGAGCAAAATTTCTTTTCTTACCATCTTTAAGATAATCATCGAGCCACCTGCCCTTGGCATTTGCGTTTCCTTCGTGTCTTTTACCTTTATCGTCTACCCAAGGCGATTGATGGAAGTTATATTCCGGATGATAATATAGCCTTCTTACATATGGTGTACTTGATATAAGTTCTACCTTGCCATTAGCAATATCCTGTGTGTATACAAATGTGCTCTCATTCTGTAATGTGCCTGTATCTCTAGGCATTACCTGACTTTGAACTACATTCGTATGTATTGCTTCTGCTGTCTGTACTAATGACACCTGTGCTGCTGCCGTAAGCTTCCTTACCATAGGCATATTAAGCTTAACTGTTGACTTAACATTCTTTGCCATTACATCACATCCAATCTTACATAATTAACTGTACCATCCGGATTACGGCACTTCGTACCCTTGTATATATGCCTTGTTACACCAAACACCTTTATATCACCTTTAGTAATAACAGGAAGCTCCGGTGCAATATCTCCAGGTATCAAAGCACATCCTTCAAGTTGTATAAGAACCTTTTCTGCTGTTAATACTGTCTTACCGCTGTCCTGATAATTACATAAACCATCCCATATAACAGGTTCAAGAGGCTCTCCGTAGACATTCCTGCCTTCCTGCTCTATCTCTACATGTATTTCTGTCTTACACATGCTCTTTAATATCAAGCAAGGGTATCTCATACTCACACCCCCAGACTTAAGCAGCACAAGCCTGTCTGGCAAAGCACCCGGTATGTATCACGCTTTACAGCAATTCCATTCTGCACAAGAACATTCCAACTACTGCCAAACTGCATAGATACTCCATTTACAGCATAATTCTGTAAGACACAATTAATCATGTCTTCATTCTCATACTCAAAATCAGCCATATCGCAGCATACATCTATGATTATTGCCTGCTGGAACTCTGTCAGACTATCAAAGCCTCTTGATGTTATACGATTAAAAGTAAGCGAGTCGATATGACGGCTCGCCTGCTTTAATCTTCGTTCTATCTGTTCATCCGGGATAAGATTATGCTCACTCAGGTACTGTTCTTTACTTGCATATACCATAGGCTTACTCTGCAATCTCTTCTGCAGGATCTACATCAACGAATACAGAATCAACCTTACCATCCTTGCCATTAGGGAATACAAATGTATCACTTAACTGACGATTCTGATAAAGATATCCGTCTCCTTCTGTATGTGCTCCTGGTGCAAAGAAATAAATAGATGAAATCTTAGGTACTGTCTTACATGTCTGGCCACATGCGACAAGTACATTAATCTTGCGTGAACCCTGAACAGTCTTTTCATAATATGTGGCTATATTAGTCTTTGTAGGCTTTGCCACAACTGTATAAGCGCTGTCGCTCTTAGTGTAGTATGTCTTTCCTTCTACCACATCTGTATCAGTTGTTGCAGCATACTTAAGCGGAGCAAAGCCGCCCTCTGCAACATCCCAATCGAATCTGTCATAGAATCTTTCATCATCCACAACTTCCATAAGTGTCACACCATCAATATCAGTTACACGTGTTTCAATGCCAAGACCACCTTCTGCAATCTGTGTCATTTCAATCTTACGTGTAAATTCCTTTGATACCTCAAGCTTATCCATAATGTCAGAAGATACATACATAATGAGGCTTCCATTTGCCTTATATCTTCTAAGCTTGCCTGCTGCCAGAATATGCTTAAGCTTAGCAAATACATTCTCTGCTGTATATTCTGTTGAAGCTGTTTCAGTATGATATAATTCTGTCTTCTGTGCAGCCTGTGCTACCTTACTGAAAAATAATGCATCTGTCTCTGGTACTACCTGTGTCTGTTCAAATATGTGTGAAATATTCTGAATAGATGCTGTCTGATTTGTTTCATCAACATCTGCCTTATCAACCATAAACTGTACATCTCTGTCATGTGTTACTGTGTAAGGAACATCTTTCTGGTTATATTCTCCTGTGTTCCATCCACCTGATCTCTTATGGTTCTTATAACCACTTACACTCATCTGTGTAAAATGGAAGGTCTTGGCATCTAACCATCTGACATTGTTTGTGATAAATGGTGATGTAAGTGTGCCCTGAATAAGAATTGCTAATAATTCAGGACTCCACTGTTCTGCATAATTTAAATTTGGCATATTATTTTACCTTTTTAACCTTTCTTAATTGAATCTATTCCATCTCTTTGTAGGAACATTTACATTGCTACCTGCAGAAGACTGCTGTCCATTAGTCTGCTGCCCTGCGCCAATCTGGAATCCCTCATTGTTCTCTGTGCTTGGCTTAAGTGCAGGTACATCCTTTAGAACCTGTTCAAGTGCAGCTTTAACATTGTCCTCTGATATCTTTCCATCTGTGCCCTTTGCCTTGCTGAAATCAGCCATCTTAAGCACATATGGAAGTGTCTTGGCATTAATACCAAGTGTCATTGCTACCTGTGTAGCCGCTAGCTCTATACGAGCCTGTTCAGCATCTTTCTGCGCTGTTGTTACTTCATTCTGAAGATTAGCATTAGCATTCTGCTGCTGTTCTACCTGCTGCTGTTTATTCTGCTTAAATGTTGCAATAGCCTGGCTTACTTCCTCCTCGGATAGTCCCTGCTGCTGGAAATAGCTTTTAAGCACAGCATTTTCTTTCTTGGCAGTTGCGGTGTCTAACATGCTCTGTATTTTGTCATAGTCAATTCCAGCCGCCTGCTGATTATTCTGACCACCTTGCTGTCCTGCCTGTCCGTTATTGTTACTTCCAGCGTTCTGGTCGCCGTTACCATCTCCGCCCTCTGCGAAGAACTGTAAATTAATAGGTAATGTCTTTCTCATCACTCTATCTCCTTTCTTCCGTTTACCGCCCGTCGGCATTTTCCTAAAGTTTAGTGCCATTAAGTTTTGGGCATATAAAAAGGACGTCCATTGCTGAACGTCCCAGATATCAATATGATATTATTTATTTTATTGTATTCAATACTTCTTTGAGCTTATTCACTATAGACCTTTGTCTTGAATATAACATATATATAGTTGCTGCAGATTCGTCATTATCTATAAGAGATTCGCCCTCTGCAAATGCTGTCTGAACAAATCCTAATGTTGCTGTTGTCTGTTCCAGTTCATACAAAGCATTCTCAAAATCAATTTTAGCAGACATATTACACCTCCATATTCATCTGTGCGTTAGTGTTCTGTATCTGTTCTTTCAGAACCACAGGCAGCTGATACTCTTCAATTATAGATATTGCTATGTCACACTGTCTACGCTTGATTGACTTGTAGGAAGTAACCTGAAACTGTCTTTTCAACTCTCTGTAGATATCTGTGTATACCTTACCGCTTAAAGACTTATCGTGATATGCATTGCTGTCTTTACCGCCTAAAGCGCGTGTTCCAACCTTGCGTACTGCTGTTGTTATTCTGTCACATTCTATATTCATAAGTGGCATATCCTGCTTGAAGTCTTCAAGTTCCTGCTTAACTTCATCAATCTTATCATTAACTTCAAG